TCCAAAACTTGTTACACTTTGAGTTCCATTGGTTAATGTTCCACCAGTAGTTATTGTCCATTTTGTATTTCCGCTTATCTTAAAATTTATTTTATTGTTATCATTAGTGCCTATGTTCATAGTACTACCTAATGTATTTCCATTTTGAAGTATAGCAACACCATTAAATGCAACCCAAGCAGTTCCATTCCAAAGTAAAGTAGTTAATGTATTTGTAACAAATACTGTATTGTTTTTTACTGGAGCAGTAAATGTCCAAGTAGTTCCTGAAACATAAACTGATTCGTCGTTTGAACTTGCAGACCAAGCTGCAGTACCACCTGTACCAATAAGATATGTGTCTCCAACAGTATTTGCTGAAGGAGGAGTATTTAATACACTTATTACTGGAGGTAACTCAGCACCACTTGGAACTGATGCACCTGGCTCCCAGAATCCATTACCTAAAGAATCACTTGTTAATATATAACCTGTCTGTCCACTAGGAATCAATTGAAATCCTGTTGATAAAATAACAGATGAAGCAGACATAGAACGTGTTGCAAGATTAACGTTTCCTGTTGCACCTGTATATGGTACAAATAAAGTTGAGTCAACTACTGTTGCAGGTAATTCAGTACGACCTGCTGTTGAATCCTCAACAGTTAACACAACAGTTGGTGCAGAACCACCACCTGAAACTCCTGCTAATACTTTTGTTACTATTCTATCTGAAGTTAATAAAGTAGTTTGACCTGTTATAGCAGCTTGTAAAACAAATGCCGCACTAACACTTACAAGAGGAATAGAATTTGCAGTTGTAGCTAATAGTGTTTCTGAACCACCACTTGATCTTTTAAAAATTTCAGCATATACAAAAGTTGTTTTTGTTCCTGAAGATTGTGTTGCAGAAATATAAACAGTAATTACACCTGCTGGTAAAAAAGTTAAATTTGTTCCACCAGATACAGTTGCCCAACTTGCAAGTGTTTGATTGTTTGTTACTCCAGCATTTGTTATTGTTTGTGCAGAACCAACACTAGCCAAAGATTTCATATTGTCATAACCACCTATGTCGCTAGGTGATTCGTTTCCATAAAAGAAAAATGCTTGAACGCCAGCAGTTGGGGGTATTTGCCAAGTGGCATTTCCATTTATATCTGTTGTGAGTACATAACCTGCTACAGGATTGTTTGCATAATTAAATGCAGTTGAGACTACTGAAGTAGTTGCAGAAATTGTTTGTGCAGTTAGAATATTTCCTGTTGCAGTACCCGAAAAACCTAAATTATTAAATTGAGGAGAGCCAACAACGTTTATTATTGGATTTGTTGCTGTTCCACCTGTAGAAATATTCGATCCTTGACCAATTGATTGTACACTATTTCCTAATTGAGAGAAAATTGAATATAAATTTGTGCTTCCACTTAAAATTGTACCACCACTTAATGTCGTCGCACTCAAAACAGGAGTATTAATAGTTCCAGTAAACGTCGCACCACTCAAATTTGCCTTGGTTGCAAGCTGTGAGTTAATTAAACTTATGTTTTGTGGTGTAGCAAACAATAAACTTACGTCTGTTGAACCTGAATATATAGTTCCACCACTCAATGTAGTTGCACTTAAACTTGGAGTATTAATGTTTCCTGTAAATGTTGCACCACTTAAATTTGCTTTAGTTGTTAACTGTGAATTTATTAATGAAACCGATTGTAAAGAAGGAAATAATAAAGAAACATCAGTTGAACCACTGTAAAATGTTGTTCCACTTATTGTTGTAACTGCCACTATTCCTAATGTAGTCAATCCACTTACTGTTAAACTTGATAATGTTGCTGCTGATACGTTAACACTAGGATTTAAACTTGTACCACCTGTATAAGTATTCAATCCATTTTGAACGTGAGTCTGTGGGAAAGTAGCTCCTGAACTTAAAAATAATGAACTTAAATCAGTTGAGCCTGAAAATATTGAACTACCTGAAATTGTCACTGCAGATATTGAAGTAAAAACCGGATTAGAAACAACATTAACTACTGGATTTAAACTTGTTCCACCTGTTGAAATGTTTGTTCCAGGTTGTACATGTGTTTGTGGAAATGTTGCACCTGAACTTAGAAATAAACTTCCTAAATCTGTTCCACCTGAAAAGAAACTGCCTCCACTAAATGCTGTGGCTGATACAGTTTGTAAAATCGTAGCTCCTGTTACTATTAAACTTGATATTGTTAACGCAGATACATTAATAGTTGGTCTGAAATTGGTTCCTCCTGTATATGTATTAAGCCCTGGCTGAACGAATGTCTCTCCTGCTTGTAGGATTTGACCTAATAGCAAAGATAAATCAGTAGAACCTGAATAAAATGTTGTAGCTGAAATTGATACACCACTTATTGTATTGAAAAATGCATTTGTTCCTGAAAGATTGCCACTTAGTTGTCCTCCAGTTAATGGTAAATAACCTGTTGTACTTACATTAAAATAGCCTGGACCACCTATAAATGTATTACCACTTGGGTAAAGTCCTGGAATACTACATACATCAGCCAACCAATCAACCTGTAAATCTAAATCTAATACATAACCACCTAATGAATCATCATATGTTTCCCAAATTGGAGTTAATGTACTCTCATCAGTTGGAAATATATCATAAAAAAAGTCTTTAAATATGAAGGCTTTTACTTCTTGAGCTGATCTTAAAGTATCGCTCATTATATCTATGCGGTTACTTCCGTCCTTCTCAACTAAGTCCAAAAAGTGTAACTTGTGACTGATGACTATACTGTCTCTTCTTAGCTTTGAGTTACTTGGTTCAACCCATAACATAGGATATGTAGGACGTACCTTTGTATCTATATTGAATGAATTGGCATTTTCATTTGCTATATTGAAATATGGACCATTTGTTACATCATAGATTGGACCATAACCAAATGTGTTGATTCTATCATCTTTTGCTGCTAATTGAGCAAAATATTGAATTAATTGATTTAACGAAAGTTGATTAACTGCCATATCTTAATGTGTTCTATTAATTATAAATGTCTATTTTTTTCATTTTTCAAACGGTTAAGAGAAAAATATAAACTCTTGTCCTGTCTCGTCGTCTTCACTTCCTCTATTCCATCTAATGTCGTTATCTGGTAATAGTTTTCTTAGGTTTTTATTGGATGTGGATTTTACTAGTCCTTGTCCATTTGATCCTGTTACAAAATATCCTCCTGTTAATTTTGAATCTAAATATTGATTCCAGGCTAAACAAACGCTTATAACTATATCATCGTGTCCGTAACCAGCTTTGTATCTTACCTTACCTGTTTCAGTCATTTCAAATATGAAAGCCTCAAGTTGTTTCTTTATTTCTGAATCGTTAAATAACTTTATTTCTTTTCCTGAGAATGCTGCAATTAGTCTGTTTACTATTTCCTCTTTTGATTGATTTGTAGTAGTAAACTCTTCTATGTTTTTGTATTCTTTAAATAAATAGTCAAAAATAGTTAGACCTTGATTGTTTGTTTCAATAGATGTTTTAGTTGGTTTCCATTTTTTCAGAATTTCGAGAATTCGGTTTACCGTTGCCGGGGTGGACAGCCCAGTGAATCTGTCAATTAAGACCATATGACCACTCTGGTCTATGATGGTTATAACTGTTTCATCTGTCTTAAGCCCTATATCTATACCACAAAAGGTTTTAATACCATTGATAGGTGTAAAATCCTCAGGCTTTAAACAACATAGTTCATCTATGTTCTTGAATACTTCAGCTCCATCTACAAACTCTGCCAAGTATTCTTGTCTGAATATACCTTCTGGAGCTCTATCTTTAGCTATCTGAATTTTCTTAATATCAGCTTGAGGGTTATCTGTACTTACAAATTTAAAAGATTTATAATCTTTATTATGTTTGTCTTGACCCATCTGGTAGAAGTTCCATAGCCAGTTCTTTCCCTTAGGTGTAGAACATATTAGGACTTTACGCCCAGCTACGTTAAGCGATGGTAGTATATCAGACTCAACAACTGATGCTTTGAGGAACGCTGCTTCATCTAATATAAGGAAGTTGATTGGTGTTCCCCTAAGTGAAGAGGATGAACCAGATTTGAACTCTAGTATAGTTCCGTTGTGAAAGATTATCTCAATTGAACCAGAAGAAGCCTTCTTAGATTTGATTACTCCAGTAGGTTGTAATGCAACTACAATGTCTCTCCACACACTACGACACTGTCCTTCTGATGGCATAACATACCATATGCGACTTCCAGGGTAAGTTAGAGACCAATATATAGTTTGATGCTTAGCTGAAGTGGATTTTCCTCCCTGACGACCAGCAACAACAATTGTGTACATGTTCGGAGATTCTAAAGAACAAGAACGAAGTACTTCTTTCTGTTTGTCGTGTGGTTCTGGATAAAGACTTATATTCATTTATTGGTTATTTAATAGGATTTTACTGTAAAATCCTTCTATTATTGTAATATTTTAGTTAAAAAGTCATATAATTGACATTATGTTAACTACTAACGTTCTGATCTTTAAGAATGTAATAAAGTTATGAACACCTATCCTAATACCTGTTAATAACTTTAATTTGAAGTGTCACGTAAAATCCTATGACCGCATTTCAAACATTATTAGGACGAGTCCTGTTGATAACTTTATTTGGTTATATGATGGATTTTACAGTAAAATCCTATTAAAATGGTAAACTATAGTCATTATCATCTAAATTAGATTCGGATGAGTCATCTTTTAAATCTTCTAAAGATTCTTCATCTTCATTAACGTCATCAACATCTGTATATTCAATATCTTTAATTGGTTCTTCGATGGATTTTACTGAATTGTCAAAACTAAAGCCTCCAAAGTCTACTTTCACTGTGCCTGTTGATTGTACGTTAACTAGTGGAGCTGTTTGATAGATACCTCCTATTTTACATAACATGTCCAAGGATTTTACCAGAGATAATCGGTCTCCATCATTTGTACAGTCAGCTATCAATTTTTTTAGGTGTCCAACTATGTATTCACGAGAGATTTCACCCTTTTTAGAGATTTCTAATTGCTGGGATTTAAAATATGCCTGAACGCCAGGTCTCGCCAGACAAACTGCAGCTTCAGAATGTGCAGTAGAATACTTAACTCCCTTATATACAGAGAAATACGCTTTAGTAGCATTTAGTCCATTAATAAGGTACTCATCAACGAAAGCTTTCTGTTTATCAGTAATCTTATCTAATTTATCTGGTAAAATCCTCTTTACAGTTTCTTTTTTATCTTTTTCAGCCATTTTACTTAACCAAAATGCCTATCGCATTGGTATATTTATTAATCTCGTTTATATTTAATTCCTCATCGTCATAGAACTTTGTTAGTTCTAATTCGTTAACAATTGGTACTTTTGTAAGGTTATTAGTAAAGATTATGTTCTCTTGTAAAATCCCAAGTGGCAAACATAAATCAAATACTTCTTGACTCAAATTTGGATTTCTTTTAGTAATTACACAGACATATGTTTCATTTTTAACCAATTCTTTAGCATAAGTCTGCAAAAGAAGATATTTACCTAAAGTTCCATCAAAATCAAATCCTATTTTAGTTTTCATATTAAAATTTAAGGTTTAAAGCAGTTTCAAGTCTGAAAATATCTTCTTTAATCAAGTCTGGAGCACTTATTTCATAACGAAGTTCATAAGCTTGTATAGATGCACAAATTTCCATAGCTTGAGCAATTATTTGTTCTAAATTATCTCCATTAACGACAACAGAGCCAAACTCAACCATATCTATGTTAGCAAAACTAAATGGTATAATAAATATCTTATCTGCAGCTTTCATAGCTCCTTTAAAAGTTATATTGTCTTTAAATTCATTCGGAAAAGTAACAGGAAGGTATCCCTCTTTACAATAGTTAGATTTAAGGATAATCTCTATCATGTAGATCGAATCATATGTAGGTTCTACCCAAACACCTTTACAAATGCCAGGAATTATCTCATTCCAATTATTTATGTTCTTCAGATAAGAAGAAGATGGTGGCATACCTGCTCTAGCAGCAATATCTGTGTAGTAAGGGGTTTTATTCTCTGTATATCTAATTTCAGTTGAGTAAAATCCATTAGCACCAAAAGCTTTAAGGATAGGACGGAATTTATCATTAACATAAGAAATAGGTTCAGGTATTTCAGTTTTTTGAGATATTTTACCGATATAACCGACATCTTTACATTCAAGTCCCCAGATTAAAGTCTCAGGAGTTTGTCCATTTAAAGTATATCCATCAGAACCAAGTTCTGCGATAGCATCAATAGGGTCTTGTATAATAAATTCTAACTGGTCAGATTCAGACAGTGGACCAAGCTTATGAGTCAGTTCATCAAGCCAAAACTTAGATGAAGTGTAATCAACCCAAAAATAAGTTTCAATTAAGTTACGCCATTTAGATACTTTAATATATTTCTGTTTTTTACCTTTAATATACTTAATTAAGTTCTTTAATCCTTTTACAACAATACTTTTAGGTACTGGTAGTCCAACTCTATCTAATAATTCATTAAATTGTGAGCGAGAAGACTCAATATTCTCCATATTTGAACCACCGAACACCATTTTACCCATACTACGTAAATGTTGACCTAAGTCAGCACAATTACCATCAGGAAATATAATAATATCAAAGTTTGATAGTTCTTTCCAAAAATCAGTTACTCGTGTAAAATCCTCGTCAAATCCTGTGCCTATACTTGCTAAAGCTAATTGAGGAAATGCATCACGAGATTCTGAATAGTAATATGTCTCACGAAAATAAGGATAAAGTAACATAGCTACATTAAGATATGAACCACCTCGTAAATCATATACACATATAGTCAATTCACTTTTATTTTTCATTTTTTATATTTTAAATTATGTTTAATTCTTCTTTCATCAGTCCAAGGTATAAATTTTCTTTTTTTAGAATGTTTTTTACCTAATTTTGATTTACTTATTTTAAGTTTAGTTTCATCAGATTGTATTCTTCCTTGATTTAAATTTTGATTTTTTCTTTGTTCTCTCCATATTGCTCTTGTTTTTTATGATGGTATTCTACCTAAACAATTTTCAGCAATTGGATTACAGTCATATCCTTTGTTATAAGAATTAAAGTGATTTATCCAGTACTGTTCATTAATTATTAAAGTTTTTATGGAACAATATTGTATTATTTCAAATAAAAATGAGTTTATTCCGTGTTTATTAACAGAACTTTGTAATTTAATTGAATGATGTTTATTTAAACTTAAATCACTTTTATGACAATTAATTCTATGATTTATATTAACAGAAGAACCTACGTAGTATTTTCCGTTAACTATATTCTTAATTACATAAATTCCTGAATTAATCTTTTGATTCTTTTTCATTTTCATTAGAAATTTCTATAATCATTTGTTTAAGAGTATTTCTTTTACATTCTCCACAATTTTTATTACCTGGATACTCCATTTCGTAAAGTAACTTGTAATTATTCCAAAAAACAACAGAATTTTCCTCTGACATGTAACTTATTCCTTTTAGGTAGAGACAATGTGCAAGAACTTGTTGTTGGATTGTTTTATCTGTAGTCATTTATATTTTGTTTGTTATATAAGATAAATAGGAAGAAAAAACAGATATGATTGATGCTTCATAAAGATTCTGGGTAATGATTAGACCTACCCATAGACCTAAACATGTAGGACAGCTCAATACTTTATATATTAATAGATATATCTTTCCAGGAAGTTGTAAAATCCTCTTCAATTGATTCTGAATTGGTTCAAAGCGAGTAAAAGTGAGACATAAACAACTTATACCACATATTTCAAAGATTGTATTATAAATGTTCATTTAGTTTTGATTTAAGTTTGTTTTTTACTTTATTAATTACTTCCCAGAGACTGTTTTTGTTTATATTTTGGATTTTACCGAATTCTTGAAATGAAAGTTTCTTATTTTGAAGTCTGTATTCTTCTTTTAGGTTGGCATAGTCATTAAACATTCGAGCATTATACCAATTCTTCTTATCTATATTGATTAATTCTTCTTTGATGATTGAAACAAGAAGTTTCTTATGTTCTTGGTCTATTTTATTTGTATAGGTATTTTCTACCTGTGTAACATTATTATCCGTTAGTTCTGTATTGTTTATTGAATTGTATTGTTTGTTTGTTTTACTTTGTTTGTTGTTTCTTTGGCTTTTTATAACATTATAGACCCAAAAATGAAATCTTCCTTCTTTACAGGTAAAAACCAACTCTTCTTGTTTATCTGAAGTTAAAAGTTGAAGAATAATGTCTTGAACTACGTCTTGAGTATATTCTTTATAGTTAAGTATTCGTTTTATTTCAGTTTGAAGATACTTATCTCCATAAAACTGAGTTACCAACTGAGTTATACCTGTTATACCAGTATATGACAGTATTTTACTCATTTGTTGGTATAAAATTAAAATCTGAATCTGATGTAACCATATTATTTGTTAATGGTGTTAATTTTTTCTTTGATTCTTTTAGTTTATCCCAGTTTTTTGGTTTGAATGTCCAGTAATTTGATATTTGATCCTTTGAAACAAAAAGTTCTTGTCTATCTTTAATTTGAGTTATACATACCAGACTATCTTCTATTTGAAATGAGTAATCTCCACGTTTATTCTTAATTGAAACGACTTTTGAATCAAATGAAGTGGTTTTTACTACCTCAAAGTAATTATCTCTTATAATGCGTCTAATAAGGTTTGGACTTAAGTCTGAAATGGTTTCAATAAGATAAAACTTCTTAAGTTCCCATAATTTACATGTGAATTCGTTTTTACTCATAGTATTAGGACTATATTCAATTGTGACGTCGTCTTTACTGTTTTGGGTAACTCTTAGGTTTATAATTTCCATTATTTGTTATTTTGATTTGTTTAAACAGTCTTGAAGAAGTGTTTTAAATGACTTTTCAACAAATTTGATTTGTCTTTTGTCTTTAGCGGTAAATTCCTCCTCAGAATACAAGTAATTTATAATAAAGATCAGTTCTAATTCCATTCCTTTGATTACATCTCTTAATAAAGCGCTTACTTCATATTTTTCAGCGATTGTAGCCTTAATTAGATAGTAATACCAGAACCCTAGTTCATCTTTATACCTTTCAAACAAAGAAAGCTTATCATTTGGCAGCTCTATCATCTTTCCGAACCAATCATTCTTCATTAGTTCTTGTTGAAATAAAAACCAATGTGCTCTATGACTTATTTCATCCCAAGTTTCAATCGGAGTTGAATCCAGGATAGTATTAATGTTTTTTTCGTCTGACATAACCATTATCCTTTTAAAATTATTCTGTGAATATCATATAATCCTTCTTTATCTGGTTGTATATCAAATTCTGTTTGTATTTCTTGAATTGGTTCTGCAGTTATTGTTGTTTTAAGAGAATAATCATTCTTTGGTTTTAATTCAAATAGTATCTTTTCAAGAGTTAAATTGATTTTTTCTAAGGATTTTACGATTTGTTCTAGTTTTTTGTCCATAATTACTATTTGTATTTTATTACCTCGATTGGATTTGATAATTCGGTTACGGTTTTCCATATTTTTATGTCTGGTTCTATGTTGTCTTTAGGAAGAAATCTTTGTACCCATACATAGTCTTTATTTGTTGTTTTTAATTTATAAATCAAACAACCATCTTTAGTGAAATTGAAATAAATCAATTGAAATTGGTCTGTGTCAAAACATCTATCTGGGTTTTCAATTATCATTCTATTTCTATGTTCAATCATAGCATCTAATTTATTTTTTTCTAAGAACGGACCATAAAAAGAAAAGAACTTGTTAGTAAAATCAATTCTGCATTTGGTTTCTCCTATGCAAAAAGTATCTCCTGAAATAAAAACAACATCAAAACCGTGATATAGAGGAGTAAACTTATGTTGTTTGATTTCTTTTTTTGTTGAACGTAAGAATCTAAACTTACCTTCTTCTATTTGTTGTTTCTCTAAATTAATTTTTTCTTTCTCTGCGTGGGTCATTTATTATTAATTTATAATAAATAGAGAAAAATAAATTAAACACTACTTCAATAAAATTTTTTCTACAAGAACGTATCTAGTCATATTATTTTCTTCGAATTCTTTAATAAAATGAGTTGAAAATACTCCACGCTTATATATTTTCTTGCAAGTAAGGTATTTTAATAAAGACTCACTCATTCATAATAGATATTTGAGTTTTCACCATCAAATCAAACATAAAATCTAATTTATCTTTCTTTTCAAACAAAACAGTTCTGGTTTGAACTCTATCATCCAGCATAAATGGAATAAAGAACACATCATTAGTATATATGTTATCTGTTACTTGTATACTCATGTTGCATTCCTTTTCCATTCTATTTCTTTTTATTTTTGTTCTTGTGATAATAATCTCGTGACTTTTTTCTGTTATATTCAATATTAGCTTGATACTTTGCTTCTATCTTTTCTCTATTCTTTTCATAATACTCCTTGCACCATTCTTTATGTTCTTCTTTATGTTCCTGATAGTATTTCCTCTGATATGCAATTCTTTCTTCTTTATTTGCATAATAGTTCCTAAGACAAAGTTTGATATTCCTTCTCTTTTTAGCTTCAATTTGACCTTTCGTTAATCTTTTATTCTTTTTCATAGAATTTATGTGTTTGATGTAATTATACATAAATAGTATTTTAAAAGGAATAATTAATATTATTTTACCCATCGTTTACTCTATATACCTTTTCTTCTTCTTTTTTCTAGTATATCAGTATTTATATAAATTATTTTTCAGATAAGCATTCGTTTATATTTTTTTACCCTATTTATTTGTATACGGTTAATTATTAAGTGGGAGTTTAATAATTAAATCAAAAAAATTGAATACAAATAAGGTATGATGAACGGTGCTCCCACACTAAGTAGTCATACCTTTCTTTTTTAAAATGATACAAGAACTAAACTATTACAAATCTGTTAAACAACCAACAGTTGTAAAAAACATTACAGTTAATGAATGGATTGAAGAAATAAAGACTGGAAATCAGTTTGGAGAACTAATCAAAGATGCCAGAGTTTGGGGTAAAGAATCTTCTATGTATGATTCTATTAAACTAAGTCTTCCCTGTATTACCTGGAACTTTATGTTTAATGTTTATAAAAACGATCAAAACATAACTAATAGTACTGGTTATATGTTCTTTGATATTGATTCATATTTCGAATTACCAGTTGAAATTGAATCAAAAGTATTTCTTTGTGCAAAAAGCTTTGGAGGAGTAGGATCAGTTATAGTTGTAAAATGCTCAGGGATCACTCAGAACAACTTTAATGAATCATACAAGGAAATAGCCACAGAACTTGGAATAGTATCTCTAATGGACTTAAATGCAATAAAAAAGACACAATTCACAGTAATCACATATGACAAAAACATTTTTATTAATAATGAATCAAAAGTTTTTTACCCCTCGTTTACTCTATATACCTTACCTCTTCCTTCTTCCTCTAGAGTATACCTAGTAAACGATGGGTCAATTACTAAAAATAAAGATGAGGAATGGAAGAAAGAATTAACCTTGTTTCATACGATTAGATTAACAAATGCAACTGATTTTGTAACAAATGGGGAGGATTATCAGACTTTTATAGATAAAAAGGATGTTATTCGTATAACTTTACCAAAACCTTATTCATTAATTAATAAAAGAAACTCGATACTAAGTTCAATTTTAAGCTCGATGTTAAGAATTAATCCAGATGTACCTAAAATTAATGCTTATAAATGGATTTGTGATGTAAACCAATCTATATGTAAAATCCCACTTAAAGACAAAGAAATAACATCTATATTCAATTCTAACTGGAATAAACGTGGAGTATATAATGTAAAATCCAACTCGAAACGTACAGTTATATTTAAAAAAGGATGTAAGCTAAGCAAAGAAGAAAAGCAAAGTATTGCAGCTCAAGAGATGGGTCATATAAGAAAACAAAGAACACATGCAAAACTTCAGAAGGCAATTGATGAATGGGATAAATCAGAGAAGATGACACAAAAGACTATATCTTTAAAATTGGGTATAAGTGAAAATACTATAAGAAAATATTGGAAAAAACTTGATAAATAATTTTCTTTTACTATTTATTAATGTATATTTGAAATATAAACAAATACAAAATGAGAACAATAACCCTATCAGAAAAACAATACTTCAAGTTGATTGAATCAATTAAGTATTTAGACCAGAACTTAACAATGGAATTTTTCTCTGATAAAGATGACAGTAGACTGTTCAAACAAATTTTAAGAAAACTAAATAAGTCAAATGAAAACAAATAAAATAGAACCACAAGTTATACCTTCAAGAGAAGATGTAAGGTCATATTTCAAGTTACGAGGAGTACAAACAGATATAACTGCAGATGATTGGTTTGACCATTATACAGAGAAAGAATGGAAAGATGCATCTGGAAATCCTATTAAGTATTGGATGAAATATGCAGACTATAAAATAAATGATTACTTAACTTTCATTAAAAAATATAGATCAGTAACAAACATTAAACCTGAAGACGAATAATGGGAACTTTTTATCATTTAGGAATGCCTAATCCAGTTTTACCAGGAGATTCAATTTCTTTTATTATAGATTCGTATAAAAATAGTTATCAAAAAGGTTTTTATTTAAAAAGAGATGGTATGACTCTTTTTACGACAAAAAAAGTAATACATAATGTAAGAGATATAATGTGGACGTACCAAGTATTAACAGAAAAAAACATATACAAAACAAAAAAATGAAACCAGAAACAGAAAAACTAATTGATTTATTAATTCAAACGCACTTTCAAATTGAAATTCCTGAAAACGATGCTATGTTACCGAAACAAGACGTAACAATCAAACAGGAAAACAGTTTTGAAGGAGTATTCAATACAAAAAGTGATAGCATGTTCCGACAGTATACTTATTTGGGTTTGAAGAAAAGGATCATCGAATCTCTAAAACTAAATTTCTAATGAAAAACTTAATAAATAAAATTTATTTGTCAATTGATGACAGAAAAGTAACTATATTTGTTATTGGAGCTGAAATAGGCTTCATCTTAGCGCTGATTAGTCACCAGCGTTAATAACACCAGGGAGTTTGCTCATACTTCTCCTTGGTGTTTCCTTTTTATAATACAAAACAAAATGAATAGACCAATAAACGAAGATGTATTTAATTTCGACGATCAATCAGATGATTATGACGACGAACACGAATGGTTTAACCTATTCGGAGAAGAAGATGTTGAAATATCAGAGGAAGATGAAGATTAATGCAACTTTTTACTAACTTTACCGTTTAATACTATATAAACCAAAACAAAACTTATGAAAAACTTAATCCTATCAATTATTGCAGTACTTTGTTTGATGTCTTGTAAAAAAGAAGCAGTAACACAACCAAGTATTGTAAATAATCAGTCAAACAATACAAGTGGAACTGTTCACAAATATCATTTGATTAATAATAATAAAAGCGGAATGGTAAATGGATTGATTATAAATAAAGATACAATTGATTTTTATGCAATTAAAACTCCTCCTGCTTATTACACTAATTTTATGACTACTGGCGATACAACCATACTTGTTAAAAAGGGAGATATAATAAATTCAATTTACTATTGCGGATATGGATTTAATGCACAAATAAAACTTGATGGTGTATTAATTCAGGATTTTACATATACAAATTCTGCATATACTAGTGGTCAACGATTAGTTTTAACTGATACCATAAAATAACATACGTTTTTCGTATAAAAAGTGATTTATACTATATTTTTATACATATTTAGTATAACATTGAGACCACGTTCTGTTGATTATCCTTAAAAGGAATTGAATTTAATTATTCAGTTCCTTTTTTGTTTTTAATCTCTTTTCTTATTTTATACAAGGTATATCCAATCGCTAGAATTAAAGATATAGTTGTTAATATGCCATTTATATTGGCAATTGTTAATGTTAATGCTGTAGTGTTCACTCCTAGTACTTGTAATATATGTTTCACGTTTATTTTTGGTTAAAAGTTAATTTTATTCACAATTTCCGAACATTGCTAATCTTTGATTAACAGATAAACCCCAACCTACGCCCTGACCAGCAGTTGCTGAAGCAGAGTTTGAACTGATTCCGGGTAAATGTATTCCACAGTTGTATTGAGTACGTTCAGGATAAAATAAATCAGCTCCATTGCCACTTGTTCCTAACTGAGGATTCAACCAGTTCAAAAATATATCAGGATTGGCGCTTAAAAACTGTGTACATCTTTGAGCATAGAAAGCAGCTTGCTCCCTATAATTTTCAGATAACCAAGCAACTTGTTTATCAGTAGCGTTTGTTGAATAACCTTCGTGAGATTGTTCAACACCTGCATTTTTTAATTGAAGGTTTATTTTGTAAACCAAACTAATCATAGTTGCACATGCTAATGTTGGCTGAACAAATGTTTCTAGCACATAAAGATTATTTGCATCAAAGTAAAAACCTGCGTTGTTTTGAAACGTAACTCCACTATATATCCACGTTTTCCAAGTTTCGAACATGTTATTTCCTAATATAGGAAGAATATATCTATCTTGCATGTACTGAATGCTTGTGCGAATAAGTCGTCCATCAACTGACTGGTCTAATTCAGTTGTGTTTTTTAAATAAGACTCGTCTATCATTAAAACTTTAGATGGTCGGGGTGTAAGTGCGTTGAACGACATTGTTATTTATTTTTAAATTTATTTTTTTTATTTGTATTACCCATTTGAGAAATACTCATTTTATTTCTTGTTTCTTTAGAAATCTGTCTTCCTATATTTGATTTCATTATTTTTTCAATATGATCTTTTGATAATTTTCTTCCAACACAGCTTTTATTTCCTTTATTTGAAATACTTATTTTTAATTTCTGTTCCTCAGACATTTTTTTCCCTTTATTTGCTGATGGTCTATTTAATTTAATGCCAATTTTACTTAGAGACATTCTTTTTTTGGTGTCTTCAGTGTGCTTATATCCAATTGTAGAACCAGCCTTAGGAACACAATTATATCCTTTATTATATGAATCAAAATGATCTATCCAGTATTGTTCATTAATTATAAGTGATTCTTTTGAACAATATTGTATTGGTTCAAATATAAATGAATTTATTCCGTGTTTATTAAAAGACCTTTGTAATTTAATAGAATGATGTTCATTTTTAATTAAAGAATTTTTATGAATAGTCCATCTTGTTTTTAAATTAGATGCACTACCTACATAGTATTTTCCATTAACTATATTTTTAATTACATATACTCCTATTTTCTTTTCCATATTACAAATATAGTTTATTTTTCATCATCTGGTAACTCGTTCACATATGGTTTAAGTCCTGGAATTTGAACTGAATGTTCTACAACTGTTTTTGCAACAGGTTCAACATTCTCAGAGATATTAATAGCCA